AAACTATGGTCAAAGGCTACGCTCGTGGTGGTAAGACCGACATGGCTCAAGACAAAGCTATGATCAAAACTGCTGTTCAAAAGCATGAGAAGGGTCTACACAAGGGTGAACCGCTCACTAAGATGGCCATGGGCGGTTATTCTGAAGGTGGCGCTAAAAAGGCCATGGCTAACGAGCGCGCAGAGATGTCCCGCATCAAGCAGGAAACTCGCAGCGAGCGTAAAGACGCCGGTGAAGAAATGTCGCGGGTCCGTAAGGAAATGCGCTACGACGAAGCCAAGATGAAAACCGACCGCCCGATGCGTAAGCAGTATCCCACAGATCGTGGTGAGCCGATGATCAAAGCGATGACCGGCGGTATGATCAAGAATCGCGGCGCTCTCGGAGTAATGGGCAACAAGAACCCAGGCGAGACCTCAAAGCACACCGCACCTGATTTGCCAAAAGCTAAGACTATGATGAAAACGGGCGGCATGACCTACAAGAAGAAATGACTTGCTCTTTCAGTGATGATGAGTTATAATTCACTGAAACACCTCCATGGGCGCGCTGAACCAGTGGCCAGCTTTTATCACACAGCGGAGAAAGCATGGCCTATTCTGGTAACATAAGCGGTACGACGTTCAACGCTCTGAAGGTGGTAGATCACGCCTTCAGACGTTGCCGTCTGCCCGCCCAAGCCATCACGTCGGAGATGCATGATTACGCGCTCGATTCGCTGTATCTCATGCTCTCTGAGATGGCTAACATCAAAACGCCGAGCTGGTGTATTGAAAAACTTATATTGCCCATGTATGAGAACCAGCCTCTCGTTACGTTGCCCATCGGCACTGTTGAAATCTTGAACTTGAACTATCGTGTGCTGCAGCTGTTGAGCGGCGCTTACGTCACCACGTCCACCAGCTATACCGTGAACTTCACCACGCAGACTGTAGTGAACACGATAGGCATCAAGTGGTCGGCTGCGGCTGTGCCCGTCACGTTCCAAGTCAGCACTAACGGCTCTACGTGGGTTACGGTAGGCACGTCGAGCGCCGTAGCCTCTGCCGGAGAGATCACGTGGACTGACATTAGCGGGGCATTGGCCTACAGCTACTTCCGCATCACCTCTACGAGCCCTCTGAACTTCTCAGTGATCACCCTCGGCAACCTGCCGCAAGAGATCCCCCTCGGGCAGTTGAACCGCGACAGCTACGTCAACCAGAGCAACAAAGTTTTCCCTGGTCGTCCGAGCAATTTCTATTTCCAACGCGACCTACCCGAACCCATCATTGACCTGTGGCCCGCGCCTTTCTCTGGGGCAGAGCAAGCGCAGTTGATTCTTTGGCGGCACCGGCAGATCATGGACACTGAGAACCTTCAACAAGAAGTTGAAGTGCCACAGCGTTGGCTGCAGGCAATTATTGATGGTCTGGCCAGCAAAGTGGCTTACGAAACCCCGCAAGTCGACGCCAATCTCATGCCTGTGCTTGACCAGCGCGCCAATATGAGCATGCAGCGGGCATGGGACGGCGATAATGACGGCTCACCGATCCAGATCAACCCAGGCATTTCGGCATACACGCGATGAGCAGCACCCTGTATCTTGATCCCACCGGCCAACCGACTTACGGCATCGGCATCTGCGGTCGTTGCTCCCGCAAAATGCTTTTGTCCGAGCTGCAGCCTGACCCGAACTATCCTGGTCTTATGGTCTGCGAAGAAGACCGCGATCAGTACGATCCTTATCGCCTCGCCCCGCGCCCACCAGACCAGATCGTGCTTCCGTTTGTGCGTCCAGACACGCCGATCAACACTCGCCCTGCTGGTTTGATCCAAGAGCAAGGTAATGAGTTCATCATCACCGAAAACGGTAACGGATATTTGGAGTTTTGATGCATGACTGAAGTACCTAGCAACCTTATCCCAACGCGCATCACGCAGCTTCCCGTCGCCCCCGTGGCCGATGAAAACTCTTTGATGATGATCATCTACCAAGGTAATAACTACCAGATCAGAGTGGGCGACCTGTTGAGCGTGGCCGGTGTGCCGACTTCTCGGCAAGTGATTGCGGGCACGGGAATGACCGGCGGTGGGCAACTGTCGTCAAACGTCACGCTGTCTATTGCTAACGGCGGTGTCGGCTCTACTCAACTCGCCTCGTCGGGCGTGACGCCTGGGGTTTACGGCAATTCTACAAACATTCCGGTCTTCACCGTAGACGCTACGGGTCGCGTCATGGCGGCTACGACAGTTGCGGCGTCGGGTGGCGGAAGTGTGCCTACGAGCACGCAAGTTATCGCGGGCACCGGCCTGAATGGTGGCGGCGCTCTGACGGGCAACGTCACACTGAACGCCAACCTTTCTAGCGCGACCCCGTCTGCCATTAACACGACCGGCTCTGCGGGCGTGTCTACCAATATATCTCGCGCTGACCACGTGCATCCGGCGATTAATCTTTATGATGACAACCAAGTGGACGGCGTCCTCGGCCTGAGCAATGGTGGTACGGCTCGTAGTATTGTGCCGGATGCAGGGGCTGTTATTTGGTCCGGCGCTGATGGCTTGTATGTCGGCCCTGTTGGTGGTGCGGGTCAGGTTTTAGTTTCTGGAGGCACTTCTGCCCCAACTTGGGGTTCCGCTCTCATCGTCAGCGACCAAGCTGCTAATGTTGTTTATGCCGGTCCGGCGAGCGGTGTAGATGCTCCGACGGTTTTCCGGCTTCTGGTCAATGCGGATATCCCCTCTACGCTCTCAAGCAAAACGATAACCGGCGGAACGATCGACAATACACCGATTGGCGGTACAACGCCTTCCAGTGGCGCGTTTACGACTGTAGACACTACTAATATTGAGGTCACGAACTTAAAAGCTAAAGACGGCACTGCTGCGGGTAGCATCGCCGACGCGACCGGCGTCGTGACTTTGAATTCGTCAGTGTTGACTACTGCGGACATCAACGGCGGAACTGTTGACAACTCCACTATTGGCGGGGTTACGCCCGCAGCAATAACCGGAACTCTCATCACGGCTACGAGCCAGTTTTCTGGCCCTGGTACAGGTCTCACCGGCACAGGATCATCGTTCACCGCAGGTTCTGCAACCACCGCAATCACGGCGACAAACATATCCGGCGGAGCAGCAGGTTCAATACCGTATCAGACAGGGTCCGGCGCTACGTCTCTGCTCGCTACCGCCTCCGGAGTTCTCGTTGGTGGTTCTACGCCGAGCTACAGCACCGCCCCCACTCTAACCGGAACTAACTTCACTGGCATTCCGAACGGAGCACTCAGCAACAGTTCGCTTACCATCGGCAGCACGTTGGTATCGCTCGGAGGAACCGCAACCACGTTGGCGGGTCTCACCTCTGTTACGTTGACACAGGACCCGTCTACCGCGCTGCAAGCTGCGACTAAACAGTACGTAGACACATTGGTTTCTTCAGGCATCACGTTCCATGCTCCTGTCAAATACGAAGTGCCCAATGCTACTGGCAATTTGAACGCAACTTACAATAACGGCGCATCGGGCGTCGGCGCCACGTTGACAAATGCGGGAACCTTGGCTGCGTTTACACCGGACGGCACAGTCGCACAAGTCGCCGACCGTATTTTGATTTACAATCAGACGAGCGCGTTTCAGAATGGTATTTATGAAGTCACCACTGTAGGTAGCGGTGCCGTGGCTTGGGTTCTTACGCGAACTTCTGACGCTGACACATATGGGTTAAAAACTGCGAACGCTCTTGGCGAGGGAGATGCGTTCTTTGTTCAGTCCGGTAGCACGGGTGCGGGTGAAACTTACGTGTGCAACACGTCAGGAACCATCACTTTTGGAACCACGGCTATCACGTTTGTTCAAGTTTCAGCAGCACAAATTTACTCTGCGGGAACGGGACTGACGCTAACCGGCACTCAATTTTCGTTAACGACTCCAGTTTCGCCGACTAACGGGGGTACTGGTCTCAGCGGTTACGCGACCGGCGATCTCATTTATGCGGATACGGCTTCTTCTCTTAACAAAATACCTATCGGCGTCTCTAGCCGAATTCTAATTTCTAACGGTAGCATACCGGCGTGGACTGATCCCGCCAGCGTTACTGTAGGAAACGCTACAAATGCTACAAACGCCACAAATGCTACAAATCTTGCAGGCGGGGCCGCTAGCCAGATCCCTTACCAAACTGGTTCGGGAGCCACTGCCTTTTTGGCAAATGGGACTGCGGGGCAAGTTCTTTTGTCCAATGGATCAAGCGCGCCAAGCTGGGGCGGTATGGACGGGGGGACTTTCTCATGAATAAACCATTGCCTTTTGGCAAATTTGAAGGCATAATGCTCTACAACAATCTGAGGAAGAGGTAAAAGCAATGGCACAGACCGGCTACACCCCGATTCAACTGTACCGCAGTACGACTGCCAGCGCAGCTCCGAGCGCTGGTAATTTGAACCCTGGCGAACTTGCTATCAACATTAACGATGCTGACATGGCGCTGTACGCAGAAAATGCGTCCGGTGTCGTGAAGCGTGTGATCAACAACCCTGCAGGTCTAAAATACCCGACCGCCGATGGCACCAGCGGGCAACCGGTGGTTACTGACGGCGCGGGTAATCTGTCATTATCATCTACCCTTAGCATCACGGGTGTCGCATCTTTTGCAGACGGCACAGTTTCCTTGCCTTCTATCACCAACATTGGTGACACTAATACTGGCGTCTTTTTCCCTGCCGCAGACACTGTTGCTTTCACTGTAGGTGGTGTTGAAATTGCGCGGGTTGATAGCGGTGGCCTTGATGTGGTCGGTACAGTTGACGCGACAACGCTATCTATCGGCGGCACGGCAATCACTGCAACCGCAGCGGAACTGAACTACGTCGACGGCGTCACCAGCGCTATTCAGACCCAGCTTGATGACCGAGTGGTAAGGACATCTTCAACGGGTTCGGCGGTTATTCCGGCCAGCACCACCGGTAACCGCGACGGCTCTCCGTCTGCGGGTTACTTCCGCTTCAACACGACTGTAGGCAAATTTGAGGGCTATAGCGGCACCGCATGGGGCAGTGTTGGTGGCGGTGCTACGGGTGGAGGAAGTGACGCAATATTCTTTGAGAACGGTCAGACCGTGACGGCCAGTTATACTATCACGGCGGGAAACAACGCCATGACCGCTGGGCCGGTGTCTATAAACGGCGGCGTAATCGTAACCATCCCTTCGGGATCAGTTTGGACGGTTGTTTAAATGTCAAAAATCACCCTAGCCCCTAACGCTGCTGGCACGGGGACGCTCACTATCGCGGCTCCCAACACTAGCACGGACTACACCTTGACGCTGCCCACTGCCACCACCACGCTGGTTGGCACTGACGCCACGCAGACGCTGACCAATAAGAGCATTGCTGGCTCTCAGCTTACTGGGACAGTAGCTGGTTCTTTGCTTACTGGAACGGTGGCGTCTTCCCTGCTTACTGGTGCGCTTCCTGCTATTAGTGGCGCGGCGCTTACTGGGATTAATACTACTCCAACAACTGCACAAGTCGGCACGGCAACTGCTGGGTTGGCTGCTGATGCGGTTGGTTCTTATGCTTGGCTTATGAGAACCTCCGGTTCGACTGCTGCTTTTACATTTGGAACTACATATGCAGGAAGTGGTCTAGGTGCTAGTGGTTTTTGTACACCAGGCACAAATGCTGATCAGGCGCTTTCCAGCGTTCAAATTGGTGCAACAGTAAGTGGGACATGGCGGGCAATGGGTAATGCCAGTAATGCAAATAGCAACGTTAAACATACGCTCTTCTTGAGGATTTCGTGATGAATTATCGCAACGCAAAACACCTCAACGACAACCGCATCGACTGCGAAATAAACCATCCCGATTACGGGTGGATACCTTTTACCTGTGATCCAACTGATACTGGTGCAACAATTGATGTTGTTGCTCTGTATGACGCAATGGCTGCTGATCCTGCTACCGCTGCTTATGTCCCGCCTACACAGGTCGAACTAGATGCGGTGCAGACCTCGGCCCGCATTGCTGAACTTAAGCAACTCCTTGCCAGCACGGACTATGTGGCACTGGCAGACTACGATAAGAGCAAGCCAGATGTGCTTGCCCAGCGCCAAGCATGGCGTGAAGAACTTCGCGCACTGGAGGTGATCTAATGTCCATTACCCTTGACGGCACGAACGGGATTACCGCATCTAATCCTGCAACAGTGAAAGCTAATGCTTTCTTAGATGCGGCGGGTGGGAATACTGCTACGATCAACGGGGCTGTCCCCGCATCTTTGGCGTCTCCCGCACTGACAGGCACACCGACTGCCCCCACGGCAGCGGCTGGCACCAATACAACCCAAATCGCAACCACGGCTTTTGTGCTGGCAAACGTGCTTAACAAGCAAACCTTCACATCTTCTGGAACATGGACAAAACCCTCTGGAGCATCGCTGGTGCTTGTGCGTTGCTGGGGGGCTGGTGGTGGTGGTGGTGGTGGGCAAGTTGCTGCTGTTTCTGCCAATAAAACTGGTGGTTCTGGTGGCGGCGCAGGGGCCTATTATGAGAAATATTTTTATGCAAGCCAACTCCCCGCAACCGTATCTGTAACAGTCGGGGCGGCTGGAACAGGGGGGGCATCTGGAACAAATGGCGTATCTGGCGGAGCTACATCTTTTGGCGCGCTGTTACTAGCAAATGGGGGTGTTCTCGGAATTACGGGTATTGGAGGTGGCGTCAATGGTGGCTTTGGAGGAGACGTGCAGAACGCAGGTACTGTTTTAGTTGCTTCAAGCAGTCTAACCTCAATTTCACTTCTCTCAACATATTTTAATTACCCTGGAGGTTGTGGTAATTATTATGCCGGAGGGCAAGGTGGAGGCACTAATACCGCGGGTGGTGGTCAAGTTGGTGGTCCTTCTGCTTTTGGTGGTGGTGGTGGTGCTGGTGGTGGTAGCGAAAACTCTACAAACGTTTTGCGTGATGGCGGCGTGGGTGGACAATCCAACTATTTAGCGGGTGGCGGAACAGCAGGAACATCTAGTGCGGGCGCACCAGTAGCAGGTGGCGCTGGAACATTAGCAGGATGTGGCGGCGGCGGCGGCGGTTCAGCGCAATCAGCCAACGGCGCGGCTGGGGGTGCTGGCGCTTTCCCTGCTGGTGGTGGCGGTGGTGGTGGATCAACACGCACAGGCTTCTTGGGTGGAACTGGCGGCGCAGGTGGCGCAGGATATGTGGAGGTCTACACATGGTAAGTTCATATGGCGTGATCGAAGATGGCGTTGTGGTTAATGCTGTTTTAGCAGAAGCAGACTTTGCGGCAGAGCAAGGCTGGGTTCTATTGCCAGAGGGCGTAGGACCAACTTGGCTTTACGATGGCTCGACGTTCAGCGAGCCTCCGCCTTACGCGCCGTCACAGCAAGAGCAAGAAGCCCAGCGTTCAGCAGCCTACACCAAGGAAGCTGATCCTCTCTTCTTTATGGCCCAGCGCGGCAAGGCTACACAACAAGAATGGCTCGACAAGATCGCCGAGATCGAAGCCCGCTTTCCGTATCCAGAGGTATAACCATGTCCACAGTTAAAGCTGACACTTACTTGGATGGGGCGGGGGGTAACACCGCCACAATCAACGGCATGACTCCTGTTGGGACTACAGCGACACAGACGCTGACGAACAAGACGTTGACCGCGCCGACAATCACGGGCGCTACCGTTTCAAGCTCAACTGTTGATGGGAATCCCATTGGCTACAAGAACATTCCCGCTGTGGGGACCAAGACATCATCCTACACCCTCGCCACAGGTGATGTGGGCAAATACGTTCAGCTAGGCACAAGCGGGGCTATCGTCATCCCTGACGCTACGTTTGCCGAAGGTGATGCTGTTGTTCTCTTCAACAACACTTCGGGCAACATCACGATCACTTGCACCATCACCACGGCCTACATTGGCGGGACTGATGCCGACAAGGCAACTGTGACGCTGGCAACGCGAGGGGTGGCAAACATCTTCTTCATTAGCGGAACTGTGTGTGTCATCACGGGGAACGTTAGCTAATGTCTGGCATCTTACAGATGATGGTTGGGGCTACTTTTTATGTAGACCCTTCTCGCGGTGTTTTTGGGGGTGGCAACACTGGAGCGAGTTCTAATGTTATAGATTACATCACCGTTGCCACTACAGGAAATGCTACTGACTTTGGTGACCTGACAGTTGCTCGTTATGGTCTAGCTGGTGTTTCTAATGGAACAAGGGGTGTCTTTGGGGGTGGCACTACTGGTGCAGTTTCCGCTGTCATGGACTACATCACAATTGCAACAACAGGAAATGCTACTAGCTTCGGTAACCTAACAGTTGCTAGGGAGTTTGTAGGTGGCGTGTCCAACGCTACAAGAGGTGTATTTGGTGCTGGCTATGTAGCCGCAGTTTCTCTTGTCATGGATTACATCACCATTGGCACAACTGGTAACGCCACTAGTTTTGGAAACCTGACAGTTGCTCGTTATGTTGTAGCTGGTCTGTCTAACGCGACGAGAGGTGTCTTTGGTGGTGGAGCAGCCCCCGCACTTTCCAATGTTATGGATTACATCACTGTTGCCACTACAGGAAACGCTACTGACTTTGGTGACCTGACAGTTGCTCGTTATTATCTTGCTGGCATTTCAAACGCTACAAGAGGTGTCTTCGGCGGGGGAGATGGCAGTCCAGTTACCGCTGTCATGGACTACATTACTATTGCAACAACTGGTAATGCCACTAGTTTCGGAAACCTAACTGTTGCTCGTCAGGGTCTTGCTGGTGTGTCCAACGCCACAAGAGGTGTCTTTGGTGGCGGTAATAATGGGTCTGCTATAGATTACATCATTGTTGCAACAACTGGTAACGCCACTAGTTTCGGAAACCTGACAGTTAACCGCTATGGCCTTGCTGGCTTATCAGGAACAATTCCAACATGACAAACTCTCTCGCAACCACAGCAATCCAGTTCTCCCTCGCATCTGTTGCCAACCAAGCAGCGGTCGCACGGGTAACTGAAAAGCTGCCAGAACTAAGCGCCAAGACCCAAGCCTTCGACCGCAGCAATAGCCAGACAACGCTTAACATGATGACCCTGACCATGATGAATGGTCAGTCGCCCATGCGGATGCTGCGTCAGGTGTTGGCTGAAGTCGAACAGCGCAAGATGGCATTGGCAGAAGCACAACTGTCCCACGCCAAGCTGCTGGTTGAGATCGAAAGCCTAAATGCCCAAGACCCGACACCCGTTACCGAAGCTGAATTGCGGCTGAAATACGTCAGCCAAGCTATGATGGAAAGCAAGGTCAATGGCGCGTTCAAGGACATCGCGGCCTTGATCGACGCTTATGAAAACATCAAGGCCAAGCACAAGATCGACGATTGGGACGAAACCACCTACGAGGCAGAAGAAAAGAAGCACCACATCCGCCGTGGCTTCGAATTTCTCTACCGCAACTTGATCCAGTTTGGTCGCCCACAAGAGGTGACGATTGAATATCTGCAACAGTATGGCGTCCATGTGCAGACGGCATTGGGTGAAGTCTCTGGCTACATCACTGTGGTCGAGGAGCGTATCGTCAGAGGTGAACGCCCGACAGGTGCTGACATGGAAATCTTCTTTGATGACATGGCAGATAAATACGCGCCGTGTGCTGATGAGGCATCCGAAAGGATGTTCGGCAAACGGGACTTCGTCAACACCGACTATATGCTAAAGCTGGAGGCATCCAAATGATCGTCGAATACAGCTTTGTCACTGAGAATGGCGAAACCCACGCGCCATCTTGGCTTTCGGACAGCGGATATTTCCAAAATCCTGACGATCTTAGGCTAATAGGAAGAGCGCAAGAAGCCGATTTGCAACAGTTCCATGCCATTGGCAATGTTGTCGGCCTGACCCGTCAACAGTTGATTGATCGTGTGCTTGGCATTCATGCGCTGCATCCAATGTCAAAACTATCTCATGCACCAGTTGAACCTGTTGTGATGACGGATGCTGAAGTCACGGCAATGGTCGAGGCTTGGTGCGACGAGCGGGGCGAGTAAAGATCATGCCCGCCGACATGATTTGGAATGCGATCCTTACCGTCGGCCTCGGCCTGTTCGGGGCAATCCTGCGCTACGCTTTTGCTGAAATGCAGCGTCTTCAAATCTTGTTGAACCGAACCCGCGAAGAGATAGCTAAAGAATACGTCACGAAAATGGAGGTCCATGCGGACATTAACCGTGTTATTATCCGCATAGACAACCTTGATGCTAAGATTGAGCGGTTACTAGAAAGGCTCATCAAATGAAAGAAACACTTCTTTGGCTTTTGTTTGCCGGAACCTTGGTGGGCATCCTTGTGATGTCCAAAGACGGTTTCTACCGCTACCCATGCCAAGACCCGAAAAACTGGTCAACGCAGCAATGCCAACCGCCTGTTTGCGTAGCCTCAAATTCCTGCCCTGAAAAGCTAATGGGGGATCGAAATGGTAAAAGATAATGCCGCTTATTTGGAAGCAAAACTGCGATATTTCATTGGGATATCGTTGACCTTCATTCTTGGCGGGACGATCTTCACCATTCTCTATTCGCTGGTCTTTGTGACTCAGCCGATGGGCGAAAGCTCTGAAAACGACCGCAAGTTTTTTGAACTGCTAACCCCAATTGCATCGTTCATCGTTGGGGCCTTGGGCGGCGTTCTCGCGGCAAGCAACAACAAGCCCCAGAAGGAAGAGGAGAAGACAGAATGATTGGTAAGCTCGTAGGCGCTCTGATGGGGCGCAAGCTCAAAGAGAAGATGGCTGATGCTGTTCTGGATAAAGTTGATCTTCCTCCAGCTATGGAAGGCTTGATCAAGACCGCAGTCACTGGTGATGTCACGGATGTCATGGGCGCGGTAGTCAAGAAAACAAATAAGAAAAAGACATGACCCTGACCAAAGAGAAGATCATCCATATTCTGCATGGCAACGCTGATGCGTCGGCTTGGGCTGATGCGGCAATGGAAATCTTACCGAAGTACGACATCACCACGCCGAACCGCATTGCTGGCTTCTTCGCGCAGTGCGGCCACGAGTCCATGAACTTCACGACCTTGTCTGAGAACCTGAACTACCGCGCCGAAACTTTGGAGAAGTTATTCTCCAAGTATTTCTCAAAAGCCGGACGCAACGCTGCAGATTACGCGAAACAACCTGAGAAGATTGCCAACGTCATCTACGCTAACCGCATGGGTAACGGCGACACGGCGTCTGGTGATGGGTATCGTTTTCGTGGGCGCGGCGTCATCCAATTGACGGGCAAGGATAATTACAGTGCCTTTGCCTTGTCCATAAAGATGACGCTGCCGGATGTTATCGACTACGTTCAGACCAAAAAGGGTGCGCTTGAGTCCGCTTGCTGGTATTGGAACAGCCGTAAGATCAACACGGCCTGTGATGAGGGCGACATCGTCAAGATGACCAAGCTAGTTAATGGCGGAACCATCGGCCTTGAAGACCGTAAGAAGCACTATGAGCAAGCACTTGCTGTCCTTGGTGGCGCTGTGCCCGCCCCTGTCACTCATGCTGAGAATATTCAAGGTGTGTTGAAGAAAGGTTCTACCGGTGAAAACGTAAAACGTCTTCAAGCAGAACTTGGCCTTGAAGATGATGGAGTGTTTGGTCCAGGTACGGAATCCGCTGTTAAAAAGTGGCAAGCAGCTAATGGTCTTGCTGCTGACGGGATTGTTGGACCAAAGACTTTTGCCAAACTTCTCGGTTAAATTCTACACAGCGCTGAATTGGGTTGCCTTCTACCCTCTTTCAAGGCTATAATTCACCAGACGGGCGCAAGCTGCACCAGCTGCGGGAACTAACTCCGGAGTCCGCATGGCCTACATCATGACATATGACAGCTTGTTAACGGACGTGCGCCGTTATCTTGAGCGTGGTTTCACCGCTGAAAGCGACCAGATTGTCTATGATCAGCTGCCCCGTTTAATCACGTTGGGCGAGCGCCGAATTGCGCGCGAACTTAAAATTCAAGGTTTCATTCGCGCCGTGCAGACACCTCTGCAAGCCGGTGTTGCGGTTTACCTCAAGCCCGACCGGTGGCGTGACACCATCAGCATGACGGTGAACGGGTCTCCAATCTATGCCCGCTCATACGAATATTGCCGCAGCTACTGGCCTGATGAAACCGAGACCGGCGCGCCTCAGTTCTATGCGGATTACGATTATCAGCACTGGTTGATCACGCCGACACCCGCCACTGCCCAGACGCTTGAGGTTCTTTACTACGAGCAACCGGCGCTGCTGGGTGACGACTTTCAAACGAACTGGCTCACTGAATACGCACCTGACCTCGTGCTTTACGCAGCGCTGCTCGAAGCTGCACCATTCCTCAAGAGCGATGAGCGTATTGATATTTGGCAAAAGATGTACGATCGTTCTGCCCAGGCTCTCAACGGAGAAGATCTGAAGCGCATCATGGATCGTTCAGCGAACAGGAGTGAAGCGTAATGCCTATTTACACAGATGTGTTCGGCGGCGCGAACATTTACCCCAGCGAGATAAGCTACAGTTCCGTCGCGCTGTCGGCGGACATCGTCCTCAGCTGGCCAGAGGAAACTTCCACTAACACGAACCTCGCTACACGGATTATGGACGTTACGCCGTCTACGGCTGGGTTGAGCATTTATCTACCTGCGGCTAATAAAACCGGCACCGGTAACACCATCCTGTTCAACAATCGCGGTGCAAACACGTTCACCGTCCGCGATTCGGCGGGTACCCAGGTGATCACTGTTGCGGCGGGAACGCTGTGGCAAGTCTACCTAACGAACAATTCTACTGCTGCAGGAACTTGGCAGTCTCTTCAGTATGGGGCTACGACATCTTCGGCCAACGCTTCGGCGCTCGCCGGAACAGGAATTGTCGCCGTAGGTACGCTGCTGAGCCAGTCTGTGCCGATAACGTCGTTCAACTCTAACTATACGACAACTTTTGCTGACCGCGCTAATATGTTTAACTGGACCGGCGCGGGCGGTACACTTACGCTACCCGTGCCGACTACTGCCGGCAACAACTGGTTCATTTACCTGCGCAACTCTGGTAGCGGCGCTATCTCAGCTGATGCGCCAGGAACGACGTTGATCAACGGCGCTTCGTTCTTGAGCTTTCAGCCTGGTGAGTCGGCCATCATCGCTTGCGACGGTAGCGACTTTTACACAATAGGCTTCGGTCAGTCTGCTACGTTTGCGTTTGATTACACCGTCATCAACATTGCGGGCACAGGAAGTTACACGCTAACCGGCACTGAGTTGAACCGAGTGGCGTATCGTTTTTCCGGCGCTTTGACAGGTAACCGAATAGTGGTAGTGCCTGCAACTGTGCAACAATATTGGGTTGATAACCGCACGACCGGAAGCTACACGTTGACCATTTCTCCATCCGGCGGCGGGATTGGATTTGTCGTCGGGCAGAATGAACGTTCTATCCTCTACTGCGACGGTACAGATGTGCTGAACGCTGCGACGCAAGGTATCTCGGTTCCTCTAACCATTGCAGAAGGCGGCACCAATGCTACCACGGCTGGGGCGGCACTGATCAACCTTGGCGGCACGTCTGTAGGTATCAACGTGTTTACTGCTGTAGACCAGGCGGCTGCTTGGGCTGCTCTCGGCCCTGCTCTTGCAGGCACCGTAAATGGTGGGAGTTTCTGATGCCTGAAACCACTATTGTTCTCAAATCCAGTCCAGGTATCAAACGAGACGGAACCAAATTTGAGGGTGATTTCTATGTGGATGGTCAATGGGTGCGCTGGCAACGGGGTTTGCCACGCAAAATAGGCGGCTACCGAACAACTCAAAAATACCTAACTCAGATCAGTCGTGGGTTCAGCACTTTTACGCAGATGAACTACATTTACTGCCATTCTGGCGGAAGGAACATGCTTGAGCGGTTTACGCTCGATTCTACAGGAAACAGTTCAATCATCACCGACCGCACCCCGACCGCAGTTGTAGGTACGTGTACAGTGACGTTGACCGGCGGCGCTGCCGGTTCTGTGGATGGCATCGAGATCAACGGGATTGAGATTATGTCCGGTTCTGTCGCCTTCACGACTAACCTACCTACAACTGCCACTGCCGTGGCCGCAAACATCACCGCTTTTGCGTCGACCCCGAATTACACGGCAGTTGCGGTCGGCGCAGTGATCACCATCACGGCTTCAGCCGTCGGGTCGGCGTACAACGGAGAAGTCGTTGTCACGGCAACAACTATCACGACGACAAAAACTAACATGGTAAACGGCTCAGATGCCGTCATCGACAGCCCTTATAACATGTGGATGTTCGATTACCAGTATGACTCGTCTTCAAACGAGAACTACATAATGGCGCACGTTTCGCCGAATATGGAATGCCTCTGCAATTCTGCGGGCGGTCAAATATTCTTTGGCGAAGTTCTTGGGACTGCCGATCTGTTGAGCGTGAATTTGCCGCCTGACGCAAACGCTACTGGCGGTATCGTGTCTCTACACCCTTACATGTTCTACTACGGAACTGACGGCATAGTCGGCTGGTCGGTTCCTGGTGAACCCACCAACCTGACCGACTTTGCTAACGGGGCAGGATTGGCTCGGGTTTGGGGGCAAAAGATCATCAAAGGCATGCCGCTGCGTGCGGGTTCGGGAACCGCTCCTGCCGGTTTGTTTTGGGCTTTTGACGCAGTCATCCGCGCCACTTTCACCGGCGGCGATACGCAGTTTCAGTTTGACGTGGTCGCCACCGACACTTCTATCCTTTCCCCAGGCTGCGTGATAGACTACGATGGCGTCTTCTTCTGGGCGGGTGTAGACCGGTTCTTGATGTTCAACGGGGTCGTGCGCGAAGTTCCGAACTCAATGAACCTGAACTACTTCTTTGATGGCTTGAACCGCAGGTATGCGGCGAACGTGTTCGCATTCAAAGTGCCTCGTTATGGCGAAATCTGGTGGTGCTACCCACGGGGTGACGCTATTGAGTGCACCCATGCCGTGGTTTACAACGTCCGTGAAAACACTTGGTATGACACCGAGCTGCCAAACGAGGGTCGGTCTGCGGGGCA